TGACTGCTACTTTGAAATGAAAGACGAAAAAGGAGACGTTAAAAAATATGTCGAACAGAGAGTTAAAAAGCTTAATAAGGAGAGAACTAGCAGCAGTAGCAGTGACAACGGACAACAAAAGGTTTCTAAATGAGCATAAAGCACTTATCCACGAAAGTGGACTTGAAGACAAAAGACAACAACAAAGGAGTTGGGAATCAATGAAAGATAAAATAGCGAGACTTGTATTGGAAGTATTAAAAGAAAATAGATGGGGTATCTACTTTAAAAGTGAACCAATGCAAGTATTACCTGTTAAAGATTCATCATCAACTTTATTTAAAGTTAATGAAGTAAACTTAGATGAATTTGAACAGACAATAAAATCACAAATTGACAAAGACGTAGAAAGGAGTAGAGAGTGTCAGGAAAATCAGGCCGCAAATACACTTCAGACAGACAGAGAATCATCGACTGGTATCGAGACGATGTTAAACGATACAGAGGAATGATTGGAGAAGAAACAGAATATGGGACTATAGTTACAACAAGGCTAATAAGAAACATAAAAAACAGAATACGAGAGTTGGAAGAGAAGGAGAGATTGGATGATATTAGAAGGGGATTGTCTTAGTAAAGTAGAAGAGATATCTTCCGAGAGTATTCAAACAGTAGTTACATCGCCTCCCTATTGGGGGTTAAGAAATTATGATAATGATGGACAGCTAGGTCAAGAGTCATCACCGAATATTTTTGTCTTAAATTTAGTAAATTTATTTAGTAAAATTAGAAGAGTTTTAAAAGATGATGGGACTGTTTGGGTTAATATAGGAGATACTTTTTTTGGAGCTAAAGGGGGACATCATAATAGTAGTAACAGCATTACTAACAATGAAACTGGCTCTGAATACAGACAAAAAAGAAAAGCACCACCAAAACACGAATACTTAAAAGATGGCGATTTAGCAGGTGTACCATGGATGTTTGCTTCATTAATGCAAAAAGATGGATGGTATCTAAAGCAAGATATTATATGGAATAAACCAAATCCAATGCCTGAAGCTGTTAATAATAGATGTGTTAAATCACATGAATACATATTCCTATTTACCAAGAAGAAGCAATACTACTTTAATGCAGAGGCAATAGCTAAACCTAAAGTAGGGGAACAAGGATATGTGAGGAAAGGTAGCGTATGGACTTTTAATACCGCTAGCTTAAGTGAGGCACACTTTGCAGTGTTTCCAGAAGAACTACCAGCAACATGTATTAAAGCAGGTAGTAAAGAGGGAGATATAGTGCTTGACCCTTTTATGGGAGCTGGAACTACTGCACTTGTAGCTCAAAAACTAGGAAGGAAATGGATTGGAATAGAACTTAATCCTGAATACATTGAAATAATAAAGCGAAGAACAGCTCAGACTGAGTTGTTTTAAGGAGAATAATGGACATATTACCCTATGATGAGAACCTAGAAAACTGCGTTCTAGGAACTGTTATCCTCCATAACGAAGCATATGACACAGTATCTAAATACTTTGTTAATAGAAATGTTTTCTATCAAAAGAGAGCAAGTTTGTTATGGGATAGATTAACAAAAATGAAGAAGAAGAAAGAGACTATAGATACCTTTTCTGTAGCATCAACGTTATCAAAAAAAGAAATAGAGAAAGGTCTTACAGCACATTACGTTACTATATGTACTGAGTTGGGTACTGTTGAGGGAAGCTTAGATTTTCATGCAAATAAATTGTATGAAAAATATCTATTAAGGCAGATTGTAGTTGAAGCTGATAAGGTTAAAGATGAGGCATTATCTAATAACGATGATATATATAATGTTATTGTAAATGCACACTCGTTGTTTGGTGAGCTTATAAGTCTACAGCCTAGTAAGACTCAAGACATAGAAGATATGATTGAGGATACATTAGACAGCATTAAAAACAAAGCATCTAAACTAATTAAAACAGGCTACCCTAATATAGATAAATACTCAGGTGGATTAACTAGAGGTGAAATAACAATTATTGGTGGTAGACCAGGACATGGAAAGACTACAGTAATGGTTAATCTTTTAGCTAAGGCAATAGAGCAAGGGCATAAAGCTATGTTTTTTAGTAGAGAGTTGCCTAATTCTGAATTACTTAAAAAGATATTATGCTTAGAGTCGGGCAAGATGTCTTATGGAATGATTAGACAAAATGTGTTTACTGACCACGATTTGAAAAATATGGAAGAAGCTATACAGATTGTTAGGAATAAATATTCAAAGGATAAGTTTTTAATGTTTGATAATATTAAAGATTTTGCCCTTGCCTCAAGTGAAATAAAGAAATTTAAACCCGATATAATATTTGATGATTATATACAATTAATTGATTGCAAAGGCTATAAGGATAGACGATTACAAATAGAACAATTAGTAAATGATTATAAATGGTTGGCTAAAGAAACAGGTGCGGTTGTTGTACTCGCCTCACAATTAAATAGATTTATTGAAAGAGCTAATAATAGAGGTAAAGCTCTTGTCCCTCAATTATCTGATTTAGCTGAAAGTGGTGCAATAGAACAAGTTGCCGAGAATGTATTCTTTAGTTATTATGATTATAAAGTTACAGGAGAAAAAGGCAAAGGTAAAAATGTAATATCATTAATAGCCTCTAAAGTTAGATACGGAGATTCAGGAGCTTCTGACTTAGGATATGATGGTAACAAGTGTAAAATTTACAATACAATGGAGGAGATATTGAATGAAGAACACATCCCGTTTTAAATATATAGGGATAGACCCAGGAGCTAGTGGAGGAATTGCTGTAATAGATGAGAAAGGAATAATGATGGCTTATAAATGTCCTAAATCAAGTGACGAAATGTCTTTATTATTTCAAATGTGTATGGGCAGCACACCCGCTGCGAACATAAAGCTCTTAATGGAAAGAGTGTGGGCAAGACCTACAAACGCAGTAAGGGCGGCCTTCTCATATGGGGTTAACTATGGACAATGGCTTGGGATAGTAGCAACACATGAAGTAGAAATGAACACAGCTATACCTGTTGAGTGGATTAAATGGGTTGGTTGCCCTAAAGCTTTAAAGAGAGATGTAAGAAAAAGATGGCTTAAAGAAAAAGCAGGAGAATTATATCCGAATGTAAACAAGTTAACATTAGCAACATCGGATGCAATTCTTATAACACATTTCGCAAAGGAAGAGTTTTTTAATGGGGAAAAGTAGAAAGAAATATGAACGAAAACAAAAGAAAAGGAATAAAGGGCTTGAAAAAAACGAAAAGAAGTTCCTTAAAGGTAAAATAAGAAGGGCAATAAAAAGAAAAGATTACGCAAAGCTATCCCTTCTTATAAATAGATACAAAGAAAAATATGGAGATATATCTAAAAAATGGTAAAGAAAAAAGTAACATTAGTAAAACTAAATGAGAAAACAGGTAAAAGAGCAGCAAACGCAAGGCGTGGTGCAACACCTGAGAGTATAGCAAAAACAGAAGCAATAAGAAAAGATAAACTAAAACGAATGAAGGAGTTTAGGTCTTGGTGGAATTAAAAGATATATTAAAACTACAAAGAAAGCTAAGTGAAATTAAAATAAATTATATATCTCAACATATATTATTTAATGAAGAAGACTGTAAAATCTTAATTGATTATATAGAGGTTTTTAAAAACAAAGGTTATTTTCGTAGAGGAGTAACTTCTTCTGGTGAATGTACTGATTTATTAGAAAGAGATAAAAATAATAAAATGTGTCACGATATATTTTTAAGTAAAAAGTTTATAATCAATCAAGATAAGAAGTTTATAGATACTTTTCAATTAATTTGGAATAAAATATATCATTACATACATTATTATATGGTACACGTAGGATTAACAAATATGGGTTTAGCTGGGATTTCTCATAAAAATTGGCTTAAAATTAAAAATAAATGTGATAAAAGTATTAATACTGGAAATAAAAGATTTATATCAGGAGTTGTTTATCTAAATACAATAAATGAGGGTGGAGAAACAGTATTTCCTATAATAAAAGAAAAGATAAAAGCAGTACAAGGTAAAATTGTTTTATTTCCTTCTAATTTTACTCACATTCATTATAGTAAAACTACAAAAAAACAAGACAGATATAACATAATAATACATGTAAGCGAAACAACTAATTGATTAAACTACAAGATGTACTAAATGTTTT